AATCATTAATTATTGTGCTTGCTGTTGTATTCGGAGCATATGCGGCACTTACTAACTTTTTAAAGTCTGCTGGAACTTCACGGCATTTCAATTTCAAAGTTCCTTTTTCCACTTCTTTTCTAGTAATAATGCCACTTGCAACTTCTCCTATATCCGTACCATATCCAGCAACAAGCCTTATATTGTCCTTTAATTTAATTTTTGCAATTGTTGTATTTGTCAAGCCTTTTATTTCTATATCAAACTCGTTCGGCTCTTCATCCACAGACTTATAGCTCCACTTAATTTCAACTCCATTTATTATTGTTGGATCAGTTAAATTGTAATCTTTTGGAAAAACAAAATTTAAATCTCCGTCATCTGTTTCAATCTTTAATTCAGTTCTTTCTAAAAATAATTTATTCAGCATCTTCTTCCTCATCATCTTCCATATCAAAATATTCTAAAAATATAGTTTCACAAAAATTTTCGAAAGTTATTGGAACTTCCTTTTTATCCAAACTAAGTGGTACAATGTAGCAATTTAGAAAACCGTTATTAATATTTCCGTTTTCATCTTTTGACATAAACCATCCAACAGGTCTACCGTATACAAGTTTTTCGTTCTCAAGCAACATTTCGCCATCTTCATCCATAATATCCAAATAAATTCGGTTATTTGTTTTAAAATGCTTTATCCTAAGTAAGTAAATTTCACTACCGCTTTTAAATGTGAATACATAAGGGATTTTATTTTTGTCTATTTCTATTCTCATTTTAAAAACCCCTTATACTCAATATTGCTTGTTTTAGTTCCTGCTACACCTGTTTTTTGTTCCTCTTTCAATGTAGTTGATTCCGAACTTAAAATATCGCCTTTTCTCATCAGATAAGCGAACTCCAGCACTTCAAAATCAATTTCAAATTCTAAAGCTGATTGCGTTTTATAGCTCCTTGAAACTTTAGTGATAATCATATCTTCTATCGTTTCGACAGTAGAAATTGTACAAAGTGTTTTCTTTTGCCACAACTCCACTATTTGCTCATAGACACTTTCAGCATTTTTTGTTACCAAATCAGTTAAAATTACTGAAATACTATATTTTCTGTTGCTGTGTGACACATTACTACTTATTAATGTACTATCCCTATCTTCAAGCGAGTGTGTTTTAACACTGCTTCCTCTCTCATCACTTTTAATTTGTACCCATTCAAGCGGAATATCATTAATTTTACATCTTTCAGCCTCTTCAAAAAGAGTGTATCCGTATCTATCTTGGAAAAATTTATTAACTTCATCAGGATAGGCGAGAGCAATGCCGTAAGCAGTTGCTCCAGCAGTTCCTAAAAAACTATTCAAACCTATTCTGTAGCCTTTGTTTTTTGCTCCCTCATAAGCCATTTTTCCAAAGGGATTGCCTTTTAATTTTTCCTTGCTGGCATTCAAATTGCTAAGGTCCATCGTCTAACCTCCCATTGCTATAAATTTCTCTTCAAAGAACTCTCTCAAGATTTCTTTAATTGTTCTTTTTAAATCTTTAGTATCTCCACCTGTATTTTCAATAACCACAGTTGGTGCAAATGTGTATTGATTATTTCCACCACTGCTTTTGCTTGAACCAGAACTTGGCTTTTTGCTGTCAATTGATTTTTTAGAAGAATTTCCAAATTGGTCTCTCATCATTCTTCTAGTTGCCTCAGCTGTGGATATTCTTGTACCTTGTGGCAAGTTCATGGTCATTTCCTCATTAGCCAAAAATTGCTGTCCGCTAGGCAACCTAATCATTTCCGCACCTTTTTCGGCAATTGTGACCGGTCCGCCTTCCCAAGATTTGTCCCCTATATAACGACCTTTTCCGCCGCCAAGAAATCCAAGCCAAGAAGGCGGCTTGATTTTAAACATTCCTGCTATCTTACTAGCGATTCCGCTTACTGTTCCTGCCAGTCCATCAAAGAATCCTTTAATCGCATTAATTGCTCCCTGAGCAATACTCTTTGCTTTATTAAATCCTTGGGTAAAAAAAGTTGCAATCCTATTAACAACAGCACCAATTGAGTTTACAACTCCAGCAATGACTGCCAATACTGCACCCATAATACTTGCAACTACTCCAATGATTGCCGAAAATACTCCGACTACAGCTCCAACAATTCCAGCAAATACACCGATTACAACTTGAGCAAATGGAACTATTGCCGATATTAATACTGCTCCTATTTGCAGTACAATCCCAATTATTGGAATCAAAGCCGTTCCTATTTGAACCGCTAAATTAACGATTACCGCAAATATTTGCATAATTGGAGAAAGTGCTGGGGTTAGCATAGATACAACTTGCATTATCTGTCCAAAAGCCATAGCAAACATATTCCCTATACTTCCAAAATCAATGTTAGCAAACAATGTCGTTACAGCATTACCTATATCACTGAATATTTGACCTATTTGGCTAAAATTAATGCCACTTAACATTTGACCAATCACTCCTGCAACTTGTCCAGCTAAGCTAATTATCATATTTAATCCATTAGCAATGCCGTTTGTAAGTCCATCACCACCAATTCCACTAAATGCTTGTTTTATCAATCCGCCTATTTGTTGAAGTGGAGCTAAAAGAGGTGCAAAATTTAATTTTCCAAAAATATTTAATATTCCGTCGAATGCTCCATTAGCCATTGTTGCCATTCCTGAAAATGCTTTTTGGACATCTTGAGCCATTTTTTGACCAGCAGGAGTATTTAATAATTGATTTACTTTAGTAAGCAATCCGTCCATTGCCTGTTGTCCTGCACTTTGTGCATTTTGCCACACTTTTCCGAATGTCAACGGCATTTTAGAATACTGTGCATCAATTTCGTCCGCACTTCCTAATACAGCTTTTTTTATTACATCAGATGTTATTTTCCCTTCTGAACCTAATTTTTTAAGCTGTGCCATAGACACTCCCATTGATTCTGCTATCTTTTGAGCCAATATTGGAGCATTTTCCATTACCGAACGGAACTCATCGCCTTGCAACTTACCTGATGTCATAGCTTGATTTAACTGATACATTGCAGCACTCGCTTCTCCCGCTGAGGTTCCTGATACTTTAAAGGCTTTATCTAACGTACTTGTGAATTTAACTGCCTCATCGTCGTTGAATAATCCTTTTGTCAGCATTTTTAATTTAGCGATTGAATCAAGTTGTTGCCCATAATCTGCCCCACTCTGTTGAGATGCTGCAAATGTTTTTTGTTTCAATCCAGCAACATCATTTGTTACCATTCCAAGTCTTGAATTTCTTAATGAATTTTCATCAGAAGCCTTTGCTAGTCCTGCAAAACTAAGACCTCCAGCAATCCCTCCGATTGCTCCTAATTTTCCGAGCAATCCGCCTAATTTGCCTATTATTGCTGTTACTTTGTCACCGATTTCTTTTAATTTTGAACCAAATTTCTTAAGATTTTCAGGTTTAAATGCTCCTTTTATTTTTTCGCCTAACTTTGGAAAAAGATTACCTAATGAGCCACCTACACCCTTTAAACTATTAAATTTGTCACGAATTATATCCAGTCCTGACGCTGCTCTTTTACCAATTAACGGTATTTTTTCAACTCCGTTTATTAAGCTATTAGTAAGATTTTCAAACTTAAAATTTTGGATTTTGCTTTGCAATTGCGATACACTAGGAATCAAGCTAGCCATTTTCGATTTTAATTTTTCAAATCCTGAACCACCAACTTTATTTCCCAATTTTGACAATTTTTCTTCAACTTTAGTTGCGGCTGGCAGTAAAGATTGCATTTTTGATTTTAATTTGTTCAAAGGACTGTCTTCAGATTTTATTTTCATCAATATCTCTAATTTATTTCCACCAGCCATTTTATTTCTCCTCTCCTCTGAAATCCATTATTGCCCTGCACCATTGGAAAAACCTAACATTATCCATATCCAAGACAATGTTAGGGTCTTTTATTTCCTTTTTAACAATAAATTCCCATTTCATTTTAATCATAGGGTCTTCATATTCCTCTTCTGCTATTTCAAGGTCATGTTTAATTTTCTCTTCTTGTTCTCTTTGGGCTTACCCATATAATCAATAATAGCCACAACTAATTCAAATAAGGCTTCCTCATCATATTCGAAAAAGTTAAGTTTTCTAGCTTCATTTGGTTTTTCTACCATTTTCGGCAATATAGTTGCCGCAAACACTGTAACGTCTTTATCTGTTAAAAATTTTGTTAGAGCATTTGTATAAATTTGATAATTTTGTGGCTTAGTTAGTCTAAAATCAAACTCTTTTAAAGTTCCTTCTGCGTCCACATATATCTCTTGCCCTTTAATATTTAATCTTCCTAGATTGTCAATGAAAACGTTGTTTTCTTGTTCTTTTTCTTCTATTTTTTCATTTGTTTTGTTTTCCATTTTCTAATTCCTCCTAAACTTTTTCATCATATTTCGCACATTGAATTGTGTATTCGATGTCAACATCTTTTGTATTGTTTTTTCTTTCTCCACCTTTTTGAATAGAAACCCCTTGTCCGTTTCCAACAATTTTATTCATTCCTGTGTTGTCTATGTACGTCAAAGTTCCTAAAACTCCATTAGGATTTGCATTACATTTTGTTAAAAATATATCGTCATCAGAGCCTTTTACTGTTGTTAGTTTTATTTCTCTTTTAGTAACTCTCGTTTGAATTGTCGGTACATTTCCTTTAATGTCAGGGTCGCCCATTGTATGGCTGTCCTCAGTTGGATTGTTCTGTATCTCTTTAGCTTCCTTAATCATATACGTTCCTATTCCTGGAAATGTAATAATCAAGTCCACTTTACTCAAATCAATCGACTTTTCTAAAAAATTATTTCCCATTTTCTACCTCCTTATGCTGCCAATGGTTCGTCGTGCCAAACCAAAGTAACTTCAATTTTTTCTATTTCTGTACTGATTGTAAAATCAATTTTTACATTTCTAAGTGTACGATTGATGTAATCATCTACAGTCAATCCTATCTGTGCCGAAGTATCTTCAATGCTTGGCACTGTAACTTTAAACAAGTATTCACCGCTATTATTCTTAGCAACTGCCCCCTGTTTACCCATTGCTAGCATTACTCGATTCAATAATGCTTCAACTTTTGGAATACCTTCGCCGTCCATTGTTGTGTTCTTTTCTTCAATTAACATTCTTGAAAGATTTGTTTCAATGTTATGCACAATAGCATCTATCTTAATTG